GGCGCGGGGCGTGCCGGCGGCACCATCAGGGCGGCCGGCGGCGCGGGCATAACCGGCACCTCAACCGTTTTAATCGGCACCGTATCCGAGGGCTTGGCGGTATTGGCGCAGCCCGTGAGTGCCCAAACCGTCAATACAAGCATTGCCGGCAAAGCTTTTATCCTGTTCGATTGCATGACGAATCCCCTTCCTGTATTGCTGTTTCAGACGGCCTATTTCGGCATTTGCCGCCGCCAGCTTCATGCCCGTCTGTTGCGTTTTTTCCGCCTGCTCCTGCTGCCGTGCGTTGGCCCGTTCCAATTCCGCGGCAAAGGCCCGGCTGGATGCCAAGAGCGCGGCGGACTTGTCTTTTTCCGCCTGTTCGATAATGACCTGCTGTTTGTGATAGGCCGTCTGAAAGCCCTCACGGTAGGCCAACCCCAATGCCGCCGCCAGCAGCAACGCCGCGACCAGATGGGGCAGGTATTTAATCAGCTTCACGGGCATGGTCGCTCTCCACTTCCTGCCGCTTCACACTGACCAGCGAGCGCGCTACGGCATAGCCGCCGACGATGCCCAAATACACCGCCCAAATCTCCGCCGACGGATCGGCCAATACCACAAATTTATAAGTTCCCGCCGCGCAGGCAATATTCGCCCACAGCTTCGAGTGCGACACCTTTCCCGTCGCGGGGTTTTTAAAAATATCAAAAATTCCCATCCCAACCCTCAATCATTTTTTACTCCTGTTCCGAGATTTCCGCGCCGCCCGTTTGGCGGCGGCCACGCCCGACTTGCCTGAACGCAGACTCGGATACTGTTTCAGACGGCCGATACGCTCCGGTGCAATCACCCATTCGGGGTTATTGGTAGACAAAGCCGCAAGACACAAAGCAATCAAAGACTTTTTCATTTTCAGACGGCCTTCCCATTAACGCCCAACTCGCGGGCAACCGCATCCGCCACCGCGCGGCAGATAATCCACTTGCGCTCTTTAAACAGCTTTAAATCCGCGTCATTGCTGATAAAAAACGGCTCAAACACAATGCCGCCCGCTTGCGCATAAGCCAAACGGCTGTGCTGCCCGGCGTTGTCGGGCTTATAGCCTCCCTCGCCGCGCAGCTTCCAGCCGGTCGCATCGGCCACGCCGCGGCTCAACACCTGACACCAACGCTTGTTTTTCGACGTACTCAATGCCTCGACGCCCGTCGCTGCTTTGCTGGCAGCAGCGTTGGTGTGGAACTCAATCGCCACATCCGAGCCGCGAATCAGTTTAACCGCCTCGCGCAGAGGCAAATTTCCCTTGCCCTCGCCGTCGGTTTTGACCTCCAAGCCGTAATCGGTGCGCAGGATAGAGGCCACGATATTGCGCATGTCCTGCGCGATGTCGGCCTCGCGGTCACTGCCGTTTACCGCGCCCGGGTCGGTGTTGCTGTGGCCTGCGGTCAACACAATAATCTTGCTCATAAAGTCGTCCTGCTTAGTCTGTTATCGAGCCTTGATTATCCCGTCCGCCTATACCGCACCGCGCCTGCCCCATGTCAGACAGACAACAAAAAGCCCGAGGGCTTTCGCTCTCGGGCTGGTCTTCAGACGGCCTATTTTACGTCCATCGGGCAAGTGTAAGTATCAAATTCTTCATCTCCGGCCAATACCGGCAAACAATTATTCAACGGCAGCCTGATACCTTTACGCGCATACACCGTCGCTTGAGCGGCTGGCGGCGTACGGATTTGCTCTTGGCAGGCAGCTATATTGTCCGTGTATTGTTTGCGGTAATTTTCAGTCAGCGCATCCTTCCTCTGCCGGGCGAAAAAATAATCGTAAGCCGCATTGGCCGCAGCGGTACATTGATAAAGCCCCGCCTTATCCGCAAGAAAAGGGCCGCCGAAAGATTCCTCGGCAGATTTTGCCACTGCAGCAAAAGCCGTATTGAATTCTTTGATTTTGGCTGCATCGCCGGGCAAAACCCACACACGGCTTTCCTTGTCGGCCTGCGCCAATAAAGACAGCAGCTTTTGAGCGTGTTCTTTCAAATTGGCGTGCTGTCGGATTTTTTCCAAATTGTTTTCACCGATGAAATATTCTTCATCGGCCAAACGTTCGGCAATCTGCTTTTGCCGATTCTGATATTGCTGCGCCCGGTTATCGGCTTGACGTTCCACAGCGGCAGGCTTAATTTCCTGTCCGC